GGTGCCGGAGGTAGTGCGCCTCTAGCGGCAGCCGCACATCGTCTACGGCGACGAGCCGGTTGGCGCTGTTGATCTTCAGATACTCGGCGTGCCACGCCTTGATCCAGAACGATGCGTCTAGCTCGCGCAGCTGAGCGCCGATGTCTTGGAGGATCTCGCGGCCTGAGACCTCAATGTCCAGCCCCATCCTTCGCTGGCTGTACTGCTTGCCCTTGTCAAAGTCCTCCCCATAGCCCAGTGCAGCCACGGTGCGGATCGTCTCCGCAATCGGCAGCACCGTATACGGATGCACGCGACGCTGCTCCAGCATCGCCGCGAGCGTTGACTTGCCAGAGCCTTGCGGCCCTACGAATGCGATGTTCATCGGTTGACCCTCCTGAGGTAGTCGATCCACATATGAACGCGCTGTGGATAGCGCTCAAAGAATCCGATGGCTCGGTTGCAGGGTGAGCAGAGCAGCGCCCTGACACACTTGCCACACGAGATCGGCACGCCCTTTGTCCTGCCGGTACTGAGTGTCTCGTAGGTGCAGCAGCGCGGATCGTGATCCACCGTCACCGCCCTAGTCTCGCCAAAGCGGAGTGGCTCCTTGCACGCTCCACATCGATCAGCCTGTGCCAGCCGTAAGGCCGTGTACTGCTCCATCGTCATCCGATGGTTGTAGAGCGTGTACCGCAACACCCTCACAGCTCGTTGGTCCTCAGTCTCTTTCTCCCTCCAGGCTCTCGTTGCAAGCGCTCGCTTGCTTGGCTGCTCTTGCTTACGCATTCTTCTTCAGTCCTAGAATCTCGTTCAGTGGCGTGAGCCTTCCAGAGCCAGAGCGTTTAGGGGATATAGGGGTTCTATTCTTTTCTCCTTCTCTTTCTCTTTCTCTGTCCGTTGACCTACCCCTGTTTTGATCTCGCCACTTTTGTCCACGAGAGGTCGAGGTGGGGTCGACTTGATAGCGAGAGTAGTTCGACACGGCGATGACTCCGTCTCCAGATTCTGTCAGGAGACCACTTTTCAACAGGCCGTCCACACCCCTAAAGAGGCGTGCGCCGATGACGGTCTTGAGGTGCTGTCGGTTCTTGAAGATGCCACCGGATCGCAGCAGCTTCACCTCACCGATGATCGTGATGAACGCGCGGAACTGCGTGTCAGTCAGCGCCGAGATCTCTGCATCTCGGTGTGCATTTGCTACCCACTTGAACCAAACCATTCGTCCTCCGCTCTGTGTTAGTGGCTGGGAGAGGTGGAGGTCACCAGTCTCTCCCAGCCGTAGATGATGCCGTTGACTAGAACGGCAGTTCCTCTAGCGCGGTCTCTAGCGCAGGGTTGCCATCGTGCAGACCCTTCGCCTTGGCGGCAAGCATTGCCTCACCCTCATCGCGCACCTGGGCGTTGACCCACGCAATGCTCGGCTTCCGCTGGCAGAAGGTGCCGTTCGACTTACCGCTGCACGCGTAGAACGCGCTGTACGGCTTCCCAGCCTTGCTGACACCGGCAGGCTTGAACGACCAGGCGGTGCGGTGGTCAGGGCATTCGCCCTCTGCGAAGAGCATTGCCGCTGCTACGGCCACATCGCTCGTGCTAACCGACGGCTGAGATACCCTCACAGAATCAACGGAGAGGGGTCTAGGAGCCACGGAGAGGCTCGCGCCTGTGCCTGACGCATAAAGAGACCGCCCCACACCGATCTGGGCAGCGCAGCGGCGCAGAGCGTCACTGGCTGCTGACTTCAGTGGCTCGTCATCCTGCGCGCTGTTTGGGTAGCCAAAGTCCTGTCGGACGGTGGTGACCCCATCGATCACGGCGATCAGGGTGCCGTGGACCACGAAGCGCTGAAGGTCGGCGACCTTGACCTCGAACTGCCAGCCTGCCAAGCCCAAGACATCGTCTAGGCGCTGCGCCACAGCTCGTGCATCTGCGTAGGTGAAGGTCATTCCACCGCGCCCTGGGCGCTGCTTCAGATCCGTGCCGGTGAACGGTGCGGCTAGTGCCGCTGCGATTTGCTTAGTCATTCTCTGATCCTCCAATGGTCTCTACAGGTAGCAACTGCTCGGCTACCAGATTCAATGAACTCGCCTTTGCAATGTGACCGCTCTCGAATACCGTTCCCTCCTTCACCTCATATGCCAGATAGAGATACTGGCTCTTATCCATCACTCCGAGCAGCCACGCACGCTGGTACTTATCCGCGTGGGGTGGCCCATTGCGGTCCTCTCCAGGCGCGAGCTGCAAGTGAACGAAGGCGTAGTAGTCCACCGCTTGGTGGTCTCGGATGTAGTCAAAGACGCTGACCTCGACATCGTCACCTGCCGGTCGGCTCCACCCCTTCGTCTTCACATCGACCTTCAGACCGCAGACCACATAGTCGTGCGTCGTGAGGTCCACTGGGATGAACGGCATCTTGCGCTCGCTGAGTACCGCCTCAAACACGGCCTGACCTAGCACGCCAGTCCAAGTGGTGTTGCCGTCCGCCTTCTCCTTTCGGAAGCGCAGCGCGCTGCTGGACTGCGCCTGCTTGAACATCTCTTCAGCCCTGACCTTGATCGCGGTGGTGAGTTCTACTTCGATCACGCTTGATCCTCCTTCCCAAAGACGCGGAATACTCGCGCCCCTGGCTTCTCTGAGGTGAAGCGCTTGATGGCTTCACCGTAGGTGTCTGGAGCAACCGTTCGCAGGACATCTGCGATGCTCTCCCAGTCCACCTTGACGCTGCTCTTGTTGGTCTTCCAGGTGGCAAGCCACCCCTGACCCTTGACTCCTTCGCCATCGGCGATGGCTTCCTTGATGGCGATTGCCATCTCCTTTAGCGCGGCATCGGCAGCCTCTGCCTCAACCTTCGCTTCGATGTAGAGCCGCGCAATGTGATCCAGCTGCGGATCAGCCACGGCGTAGGTGTTGTTGCTCTGCGGCTTGACTTCAGCGAGCGTGTCGCTGTCGTTGCCGGTGAGAGGTGGCGGAGTCTTGGACTGCACCAACTCGCGGAACAGGACGGCCTTGTCAAACAGTTGCGTCTGGTAGACAGGGTCAGCCTCCACGCGCTCAATGCGGAACACCAAGCCAGAGAGCAGCACGGCGACATCGCAGTACGACGCGCCAGTAATGAACATCTGCCACTGCACCTGGTCGACATACTCAGGTGGCACTGGGTACAACTGCCAGCGGCTGCTCGTTGAGGTCTTGATCTCTACGAGACCGTCGGTGTCGCCCACGATGGTGCGGTCGAGCGAAGCCATCGCCCAGGGATGCTCCTTGAGGCGGACGATGCCGTTGCTCTTTCGCAGCTTCTTGCCAGTCTCGGCGGTGTAGTAGTCGGCGACTGCCTGCTCTAGCAGTTGACCGCGCTGTGCGGCCGCGCCGACCTCCTGCTCACCGACCTGACCAGTCAACTCCGCCCAGAGTCGGTAGGCGGTCTTGTACGGCGACGAGCCGTTGATGGCGGTGATGCCGGTGGCGGTGATGCCTCCCTTCCGCATCTCAAACCATTCTGGACTCCGCTGCGGTGCGGATACAAACTCAAAGCGCTTGCTCATTGTGTCCTCCCAAAGACTGGCTGGCTCTTAGCGATCTGGATCAACAGCGCCCAGCACACGCCGCAGATCTGGTCGCGCTTCTGTGTCGACTTGGTCTTGACTGGACCCTTGCAGTAGGCGCACCTCATCGCTGCACCAACTTGAACACCAATACGGCCAGTACCCAGAACGCCATCACGGCAACCGTGAAGCTGAAGCGCTCACGGTTGTGAGCCTCTCGCTCTAGGCGCTGGAAGTCGCTCACAAAGGTCTTGTGCTTGACCATCCTTGGAGTGGACCTGCGGTTGATCTTCATAGCGAACCGCCAACGATCAGCACGAGAATGATCGATGCAATGAAGATGGCGTAGGTCGCCATCTCTGCAATGCTCGGCATCTCGGTGTATTCACGCAGACCTGCGAAGTCCGACTTTGGTCGGTTGCGATTGTCCGGTGTGCGCGGATCGTAGTACCGCATCAGCTTGCCGTTCTCCAGCACGCTGAATGTCTGTGGGTTCCTCTTCACCTTGACCTCCTGTACCAGCAGAGCCGAATGGCTCATTCCTCACTGGCAGGAGCAGCATACGCTCAACGGCAAGCAGCCGTCAACCCCTAAAGCACAAGAAGTGGTGTGAATATCTTCTATGCAGGGTGGATAGTCCCCTGGGTGGAGGAGGAGCCACCCAGGGGAAGCCGCCTAGGACGGCTGTGTCGAGTCCTCTAGGCTGATCGCTACCAGTAGTCGGAGGCAGACCCCACAGAGCAGCTCTTCGGCGCTCTCGACCTCCCAGACCCTAGCGACCATCTCGCAGACGGAGCAGTTGCCGAATGGCTTGGCGACCCTGACCGGCACGATTTACTTGTGAGGGCCGTTGCCGTTGCGAATCTCTTGCTTCGCCTTGCCGACACCGAACTTCGGATCATCAGGATTGAGGGCGCGCACGATCACCTGGAGGCAGGCAGCGATGGCACCAGCGAAGATCATATCGGCCTGATCAGCATCGAGCTTGGTGATCTGAGAGCCGCTCGCCAAGGCAATGGCTAGTCCTGTTCCTATGCCGGTGCGTGCCGCCTCGATCACCATCTCATCGATACCAGTATTGGCAATGATCCAGCCGACCGATGCGCCGACCTTGGCGCGGAATCCCTTCTTGCCGTTGCTTGCCTTCGCGGCTTCAACGAGCGCGCTGAAGGCTTCCTTGCCCTTGTCATCCCAGTCCACACGCTGAAGCGCCGCCTCAGCGTCGGCGATGACGGCGGCTGTCTTAGTACCCTTTGCCATTGGAACCTCCTTAGCGTGGCTGGTTGATGCCTGTACGACGATTGTAGGAGCAGGCGTTGGTGCGACCGCTGGCGCTACCACAGGAGCAGGCACGACCACAGGGGCTGCGACTGGCGCAGGCGCTGCGACCTTGCCTGGGTGCGTGACGATGAGGAGCGCCTTGTAGTCAGCCTTCAACTTGCCAGCCTTGACCCTGCTATTGGCAATCATTCGGAGCTGCTCTTCGGTGACTGGCACAGCGTATTTCTCGGCTGCGGTCTTATCGTCTCGCGTTGGGCATTGCCATTGGAAACCGTGGCATTCGCACCAAACCGCACTCGTGCAATGTCCGTAGCCAGCCTTGAGGTGTGCAGGGTCTTTCTTCGCCCACCACTTCTTCCAGACATCGTGCCACTTAGAGATGTGAAGATCAGTTGGGTAGCCCACTGGCTGCTGCACCCAGACGATAAGAGCCGCGCCTTGCTTGGCTGCTGCCACTGCGTCATCCCAAGACTTGGCATAGCGCGCCTTGCCACCGAGTACGGCGATGGTCTTGACCGCCTCTGGCAATGAGCCGCCTGCGTCGTTCACGCCCTGCTTATCCTTCCGCCCTGTCGCCTTCTCGAATGCGGCGACTCCCTGAGCAGCGCTGTAGTCCACGGTGTAGCCAGAAGCCCAGGAGACTGCGGCCGCGCAGGATGACCAGGTGCAGTCATCAAGGATCTGATTGGCTGCGCCCTTGACCTGCGCTTCAGCGTCGGCGTAGAGCTGCGACTTGACGCGGTACAGCGGCATTAGGCGTTCTCTTTCTTGATCAGCACGGCGATTGCTCGACCGGCTGCGTCAAAGTCCAGAGCGGCGCTGACAGGGAATCCCTCTGTGCAGCCCTCTGAGTAGTCGTTGCCATCTTCGCCCTGCTTCCAGAGCGTGCCGCCAAAGGCGCTGTTATCGGTGTTCAGGACGAGAGCCACCCACTCACCTGGTGCGGTATTGATCCGCGTCCACCCCTGCTCGTGGATCTGCTCGATGTGATCTGCTGCGCTCATTATTCCTCCATCCACCTAAGTGGTCCAGTGACGAGCCAGATGATTGTCAGCCCACCGAATAGCGTCGCCATCGTGGACTGCGTGTCGCCCTCTGGCAGAACAACGACAGCGAAGAGCAAGCCTAGGATGGTCCAGGCTCCGCCTACTAGGTCAATGATAATCCGCTTGATCACTTGCTTGCCTTTCTCGCTGCGCTTGCAGCGGCTGCACTGGCGGTTGATGCTGCGGCGACGGCCGCACTGGCTACCTGACCGACGATGATGGCGATGGCGACCGGTGCAGCCTTCTCTTTCTCGACCGGAGAGAGATCCTTGCCGAGATTGGCGAT